AGGGCGCTGCCCGCCGACAATACCGCGCTCGAAAACGGCTCGGTGGTGGAGACAACGGGCTACGTCGCCTTCCCGTCCGGCGGCAGCATGGCGCAGGTGCAGGCAAGACTGGAGGCCGAGCACAGCAAATTCCAGAGCCAGATCACCAACGCGAACCCTTGGCGGTTCTACGGTTCGACGTGGGACGGCACCGCTTGGGTGATTGCCAACGTTGGTTAGACCCCGATGGGATTTACCTTTCCGTTCGGACGCGCCCCCCGCATCGACCGCAGTCATCCGGTAATCAGACGCCTTGGCAAGCCGCGCATCACCGACAACATGGAAGGCGGCGTCGTTGCGATCCCGCTCCCCGGCAGCGGTATGGTCAACCTTGTCAGCGGGCAGGGCTGCACCATCACCGGCACGGTGGCATTCAGCCCGCACGCCACCCTCGGCGTGGCGGCGGGCGACTTTCTTCCCGGTGACGGACTGGCAACATTTTCGTCCGGCGCGGCAGACTTTGCCGGAAAGCCGATCATCATGGCGGCCATCACCATCCCCAAGTCGGTCAGCAACGGCTGGTATTCGCAGCCGTTCATCGCCAACGGCAACAAATGGTTTTCGGTCAACGAAGCCGGGATGGGCGGGTCCGCCGCCGCCCTGTCGCACACCGTCGATGGCGTCACCGTGCTGAGTTCGACCATCAAGATCACCGCTAATGAACCGTGGTTTGTGCTGGCGAGCGGGCAGAAGGGTGACAGTTCCGGCTTCTGGCTGGCGCGCAACCTGATAAACGGGCGGCTGCTGGTGGACACCACGACCAACAACATTCCAAGCAATCAGGACGGCACCACGCAGACAATTGGCATCGGCAACCGGGCCGGGACACGGGGCAACGCCTACGAGGGCTGGATTGGTCCGGTCTGCTGGGTGCCGAATTCATGGCTCACACTGGCGGAGGCAATGCGCTGGTCGGACGACCCGTGGAGCCTGTGGTACGCAAGGCCGCCGCGCCCGATCACCGTCGGCGTTGCGGGCGGCGGGCCAGCGCAGGACCTCGGCCCGCCTTGGTTCACCAAGACCGCAGCCATCGCCAAGATCACGCAGAGTTAACCCATGACAGTCTCGGCAGCTTCTTCCGGCACGCAGACCACCTCGGGAACGACAGAGCACACGCTTGCCACCATCACCACGGCGGGCGTCTACGAACTAAACCTCGACGTTAGCGCGCTGGTTGGCGGCACTACGCCTGATATCCTGCGCGTGCGCGAGAACCGCAAGACGCTTTCGGGGGGAACGGCGCGAACGGAGTGGGAGGAATTCCTTGTCGGCGGCATGTGTCCCCCCATGGTTACGTTCCGCCCCAAGCTGACCGTGGTTGAGGTGGCCTACACCATCACCATGACGCAGGGATCAAATCGCGCTATCCCGTGGTCGATCAATCAGGTGGCGTAAATGTATGGCGGGGGCAACTGGACGCCGCCAAATACTGGCGCGCTCTCGGAAACGCTCGGCTTTTCCGCTGGCACCACGGTCGGCGTCACGCTCACGTCCGGGGCGGCCAATACCAAAGGCTCCTACGTTGACGTTGGTGGCGTGACCAGCTTTACCTACAATCGCCTCTGCGTGCAGTTCATCACGCCAAGCGCCGCCGCCGACTTCGTCGTTGACCTTGCGGTCAATGCCAGCGGCAATCGGTTCATCATTGCGGAGGACCTGCGTTACTCTACGGCGCGCAGGTTTGTGAGCGAAGGAACGCAGGTCTACGAGTTGCCGCTGACGATCAAGGGCGGTGCGCAACTTTCGGCGCGCTGCGCGTCCGCCACGGCATCGGCCACGATGCAGATCGTGATGCAGGGGTTCTCCAACGGGGTCGCCGGGATGCCCGGCCTGTCGCGCTGCCGCGCGCTCTACACGCCAGCAACATCGCGCGGGGTGGCAATCGACCCCGGCGGCACCGCCAACACCAAAGGGGCTTACAGCCAACTCGTTGCCAGTTCCGGCTTCAACGCCGAGTTGCTGATGATGGCGATTGGATTTAACGACGATATTGCGAGAGCGGCAGCCGCGCGGTTTTCGCAAGACCTCGCAATCGGGGCAGGCGGCGCGGAGCAAATTTTCAACCCGGACTACTTTTTCTGCTGCGGCACCACAACCGACGGGCCGTTCATGAGCGGAGGGATGCTGCTCCCGTTCTACATTCCTGCGGGCAGCCGTATTTCCGCGCGCGGACAAAGCAGTTCAATCGTTGCGGGTGACTGCACTTGGGATTTGGCGCTGTGGGGATTTGAGCGATGATCGGCACCGGCTGGAGCCAGCAAACGGGCCGAAGCGAAACGCTCGGCTTCAGCGCGGCCACGACCGGAACAACGACTGTCACCTACGGCGCATCCAACGCCAAAGGCGCTTGGTCCTCCATCGGAGGCGTCACCAGCTTCGACTACAACCTGATCGAGGTCCACGGCTACACAAACCAAGCCCCCGCCGACAGCTTTTTTGATGTTGGCATAACCGTGGGCGCGAACACCTTTGTGATCGCGGGCGATATCTGGATCAACACAAGCGGCGAGTACGGCAGCACCAACATTGCGTTGAGCATACAAATTCCGCTTTTTATAAAGGCGGGCGCGCAACTGGCCATGCGCGGCGCGAAGGCCAACATCAACACCTTCCAGTGGGCGCACACCATCACCGGCTACTCAAACGGGGTCGGCGGACAGAGGGGGTTCTCACGCTGCCGCGCGCTCTACACACCCGCAAGTTCCGTGCCGCCGCTGGTCGATAGCGGCGCGACCGCAAACACCAAGGGCGCATACACGCAGCTTGTCGCCAGTTCAGGCTTTACCGCCGTCGCCCTGATGGCCGGGATTGGCACCGTGTCGATAGACCCGGTCGCCGCCAGCCGGATGGCCATGGACCTCTCGATTGGCGGCAGCGGCTCGGAGTGGCCGTTCTTCTCGAATTTTGTGATGTGCATGGGGCCGGGTGGCGACAACCAGATGCTCACCGCCAGCTATCCTATTTTGCCGGTGTACGTCCCATCGGGTTCGCGCATCGCGGTGCGCGGGCAGTCGAACAGCACGGTCGCTGCGGAGCGAAATTTCAGGGTGGGCCTGTGGGGATTTGAGCCGTGAACCCGATCTTCAGCATTCCCATTCTCGTCAAGCCGACGCCACCGCCGCAGACGCTGACGCCCGCGCTGTTTACCGACGCGCAGACTTTCCCGGCGGCGACCGTTTCGCCCGGTGCCGTCACGCTGACGCCCGCGCTGTTTGATGACACGCCCGACACCTTCTTTGCGCCAACCATAGCGAGCGAGCAGGCGCTGACGCCGCCGCTGTTCTACAACTGGCAGAACTTCGCGCTTGGCACTCCCGAATACGTCATCACGCCTATCGTCGTCACGCAGGGCGGCGCGACCCAAACACTGACACCCGGACTGTTCACGGACGCCGACAACTTCTTCGGCCCGACCATAGCAACCGGCCCGGTTGTCATCCTGCCGACGCTGTGGAGCAACGCGCAGGCCTTCCCGGCGGCGACCGTCGCCCCGGCAACGTGGTCAATCCAGCCGGTCAGGCTCGACAACGCGCAGACCTTCCCGGCGGCGGTCGTTTCCGCCAGCTACACATTGTCGCCGCCGTTTTTCACCAACGACCAGAACTTCCTGCTCGGTGACGCATACTTCTTCCCGCCGACCGTCACGCAGGGCGGCGACAGCGTGCTGCTGCCGGTCAAATTCGACAATACGCAGACGTTCCCCCCGGCTGCCGTTTCCAGCGCCGCGACTGTTGCGCCGATCAAGTTCACCAACGTCAACAGCTTCCCGCCTGCCGCCGTAGCGGCTTCGTCCATCATCCTGCCGCCGCTGTTCACGAATTCGCAGACCTTCCCGCCTGCCATAGTCGGCGCGGCGGCGATCATCCTGCTGCCGACGCTCTACAGCGACCCGGATACCTTGGTCACCCCGCATGTCATCACGGTCGGCGGCGTGGGGCTGTACCCGGCGATGTATGACGACCCCGACAGCTTCTTCCCGGCCACCTTGACCGGCGGCGGCGCGGTGGCGCTAGGTGCTGGCAGAAACCATCCGTTCCACGCTAACCTTGGCCAACTGACTGACCGCACATAGGAGGCCCCATGCCGCCAGACGACCTGCTGAGTGACCAGCCCGCACCGGGCACACCCCCGCCCGCGTCCCCGCCTCCCGGCGACCCCGTGCCGCCGCCTGCACCTCCAGACAAACCGGGCACACCCCCGCCCGACCTCGCGCCCGATCCCAACAAGGACTTCATCAAGACGCTGCCGAAGGACTTGCAGGAGAACGCATCGCTGGGCCGCTACTCCAACACCGAGAGCCTCGCGCGGGCCTACGTCAACCTTGAAAAGACACTCGGCTCCGACAAGGTGCCGGTGCCGAAAGACCCTAACGATCAGGAGGCATGGGACCGCTACTACGTCGCTGGCGGTCGGCCCCCGGAGCCGAAGGCCTACCAGATCGAGAAGCCCGAGAAGCTGCCCGAGGGCGTGATCTGGGACGACAACATGGAGGGCTGGTGGAAGCAGTCGGCCTTTGAGGCCGGACTGTCACAGCGCCAAGCGCAGAAGCTGGTCGATCAGTACCGCGACCGCTACATCGCGCAGGTCGATAGCAGCAACAAGCAGATCACCAACGACATCGTGAAGGGCAAGGCCGAACTCCAGCGCGATTGGGGCAGCGAGTACGAGGCCCGCCGCTCGCTGGCGCGAGCCGCCTTCCTCGAACTGCCCGCCGACTTGCAGCAGTCGGTGCGCGACAACGGGCTGGCGCGCATGCCCTCGTTCATCAAATACCTGTACGACACCAAGGCCAAGACGACCGGCGAGCGCATCCCGCGTCCACCGGGAGAGGCAGCGGATACCTCGCCGGACGCGATCCGCTCGAAGATCGCAACTTTCCGGCAGCAGCATCACGTCGCGCTGCACGACACCTCGCACCCGGAGCACGAACTGCGGCGGGATGAACTCACAGCCTTGCACAACCGGCTGTTCCCGACGGTTGAAAGCGCGGCCTGACAGGTCTACAACGGGAAGGCCGCAGGCACTCGGGCGACCGATCTGCGGCCTTCCGCGCATGTAGGGATCGCCCTCGGGCGGCACTCCCAAATCTGAGTTGAACCGTTTCAACCATTTTTGTGGAGGCACAGCCGTGTCACTTCAGATCACCACCGCCTTTGTCGAGCAGTACAAAGGCAACGTCGCGCACCTCGCCCAACAGAAGGGGTCGAGGCTTCGCATGGCGGTCGAAACCGAGAGCGTCACCGGCAAGACCGCATTCTTCGAACAGATCGGCCAAGTCGCCGCCCGCGTTCGAACCTCAAGGCATTCCGACACGCCTCGCATGGATACCCCGCACGCCCGCAGGCGCGTGTCGCTCGTTGACTACGATTGGGCGGACCTAATCGACCAAGAAGATAAAGTTCGCATGCTGATCGACCCGGCCTCGCAATACGCGCAGGCCGCAGCATGGGCCATGGGCCGCGCCACCGACGACGCCATCATCGCCAACGGCCTCGGCGTTGCCTATACGGGCGTCGATGGTTCGACGCAGACCCCCTACGACACCAACAACACCATCGGCGTGCAGGTTCGTGACCCCGGCGTGTCGGCGGCCAACTACGGACTGAACATCGCCAAGCTGCTCGCTGCAAAAGAGAAGCTGGACGGTGCCGACGTTGACCCGGACGAGGAACGCTACATTGCCCTGCCAGCGCGGCAGGTCACGTCCCTGCTGTCGTCAACCAAGACCACGTCAAGCGACTACAACACGGTGAAGGCGCTGGTCGAAGGCAAGATCGACACTTTCGTCGGCTTCAAGTTCATTCGCACGCAGCGAACAACGCTCGACGGCTCCAGCAACGACAACGTCATGTATTGGGTCAAGTCGGGGATCAAGCTGGCGCTCGGCAAGGACGCATCGGCCCGCATCAGCGAGCGCGCCGACAAGAACTACGCCACGCAGGTGTTCTATTCGATGATCATCGGCGCGACGAGGATGGAAGAAGTCAAGGTCGGCATCATCACCTGTGCGCCGACCGGCGGACCCGGCGCGTAATCGGGGACGGAGAGAAGCAGCGAAGGCGTGGCGCGGGGCCGAACCTCCCTGCGCCACGCCGGGAGACTACCGGACGCCGGTCCAACCGGGGCGGCGAAACCAACAGGAGGGCCTCATGGCCGTTGTGAATATCAAATCCACAGCCGTCCAGAACGCGGACGCTGCGGTGCAAACGCAAAGCCCGACGCACCTTGCGGGGGCGAAGGAGTACACCATCATCGGCACGGCGGCGATTGCCGCTGGCGACGACGACGGCTCGGTCATGCGCATCGCGCGCGTGCATTCGTCTTGGCGTCTTACCTCGATCAAAATCTTCAACGACGCCATCGCCGCAGGCTCGTGGGCCTGCACGCTCTACCAGACCGCCGCCAACGGCGGCGCTGCGGTGGGCGCTGCGCTCTACAACACCACCATCGACGCGGCGACCGCGCATACCGCCGCCCCGCTGGAGGTGGTGTTCGGAACCAACCGCGCCATCACCAAGATCGGGCAGCAGGTCTGGGAAGATGCAGGCCTCACGGCAGACCCCGGTCGCTGGTATGACCTCGGCCTGACCTGCACCACCGCCGGAACGGCGGCGGGCAACGTCGGCTGGAAGATTGATTATATTTCCGGTTCTTCGTGATCCCTCGCGCGGGGTGAGCGTCAATGCCTATGACGGACTTGGGGATTGCGAACCTCGCGTTGACCGACCTCGGCCAGCCGTTGCTTGCTACGGCAGACAGCACGTCAAAGGCTGGCCGACTTTTTCTTCAGACCTACGAGCCGACCGTGCTGGAGGTCCTGCGCGACCACCCATGGCGGTGCTGCCGCGCGCAGGCGCTGATGTCGTCCGACCCGCTGGCCAAGCCGCTGTTCGGCTACGGGCTGGCGTTCCGGCTACCGCCCGACTTCGTCAAGATCGTTTACGTCGAGGGCGACAACAGCCAGCACGCCGGGTCCGGCAATACCGAACTGTTCGCGCGCCACGGCGACTATCTGCATTGCGACATCGAAGGCCTGCGGCTGACCTACATCGCGCGCAAGGAGGCGCACGAATTCGACCCCGGCCTCGTGTCGGTCATCGCGGCGCGGCTGGCGTGGCGCTGGTGCAGGCCGTTCACCGACAGCGCCAACGACGTGACGGCCTACCAGAAGATTTACGTCGAAGTTTCCGCAAGCGCCAAATTCAACGACGCGCTGGACGGCTCGCCCGATATAGCGCCAATGAGCACATGGGAGCAGGCGCGACTGTCTGACGTTTAGCCCATGGCGACCGTCAACTCGATCCTGACCAACTTCACCGCTGGCGAAATATCCCCGCGCATCCACGGGCGGGTCGATCTTGCCAAGTACGCCAACGGTGCGCGCGAACTCACCAACGTGACGGTGCTGCCACAGGGCGGCGCACGCAAGCGCGGCGGCACCTTGCAGGTCACGAGCGTCAAGAACGACAGCCCGAATTCCATCCTCGTGCCGTTCGTGTTCTCGACCACGCAGGCCTACATGCTGGAGTTCGGCCCGAACTACATCCGGTTCTTCAAGGATCGGGGCATTATTTTCGATGTGTCCTATGCCATCAGCGGCGTCGTCATCGGGGCGACCACGACCATCACGGTCCCCGGCAACGCCTTCGCCAACGGCGACCGCGTCATCGTCACGGGCATGCAGGGCACTACCGAACTCAACAATCGCGAATTCACGGTGTCGGGCAAGTCGGGCAACAACATCAATCTAAGCGGCATCAACTCAACCGGCTACGGGACCTACACGGGTGGCGGCGCGATCAGCCGCATCTACGAAATTGCCACCAACTTCACCGCCGCCGATCTGGCCACCATCACCTACACGCAGTCGGCGGACACGCTGTTCCTGTTCAACAACAACTGGCCCATCGCCAAGCTGTTGCGGCTCAACCATGCGTCTTGGACGCTGTCCACAGCCGTGGTCGAGGAAGGCCCCTTCCTCGACCTCAACACCAACGAGGCGATCCGGGTGTCGCTCGACACCGCCTCGGGCGCAGCGATTATGACGTTCAATTCTCCCGTGTTCGAGGCCAGCCATGTCGGCTCGCTCTGGCGCATCTGGGAGCATTCCAATTCGAGCACGTTCGGCTATGCGACGTGGGCACCGGGCGCGACCGTGACGGTCGGCGACAATACGTTCTGGGAGTACAAGGGCAACGTCTACTACGTCGTGTCCGGCGGCGGGCAGACCATGGCCTCGACCGCCAGCTACCCGACGCACACGCGCGGCACGGTCGAGGTGTTCTATGGCACGGGCGGCGCTGTCGCGAACATGCGCTACGAGCATTCCGGCTACTGCGTGGTGCAGGTCACCAGCATCGTGGACACGCAGAACGCATGGGTCAACGTCGTCAAGAACCGCACGCCCTACACCGCCTACGGCGGGCGCTCGTCCTCGCAATGGCAGGAGGGTGCGTGGTCCGACAAGCGCGGCTATCCCACCACCGGCACCTTCCACGAGCAGCGCATGGTAGCGGCCAACACAGAATACCAGCCCACCACGCTGTGGGGGTCGGTGCTGGACGCCTACCTGAAATTCAAGGACGGCGACAAGGACGACGAAAGCTACACCTATACCATCAGTAGCGATCAGGTTGACGCCATCAAGCACATGAGCACCACCAAGCGGCTGGTGGTGAACGCCACCTCGGGCGAGTGGACGGTGGCCGCCTCGAACCAGAACGAGGCGATCACCCCGACCAACATCAAAGTTTCACGGGAAACATCGTTTGGCATCGCCGACGTGAAGCCGGTGCGCGCAGGCCCCGCCATTTTGTTCGCGCAGCGCAAAGGCAGGAACGACAATCCGTCCCGCCGACTTCGGGAATTTGTCTATAACTTTCAGACAGATAGCTATGCCTCGCCCGACCTGACCATCCTGTCGGAGCACATTACAAATCCCGGCCTCGTGCAGGGCGCATTCGTGGCCTCGCCCGACCTGATGATCTGGTACGCGCGAGCGGACGGGCACGTTGCCGCCATGACCTATGAGCGCGACCAGCAGGTGGTTGGTTGGCACCATCATGTCGTCGGCGGCAACGGCAAGGTGCGCAAGATGGCGTCGATCCCCGGCGTGACCGGCGACGAACTCTGGATGATCGTGGAGCGGGTCATCAACGGCGTGACCGTGCGGCATATCGAGGTCGGCATGCAGGGACTGGAAGATGGCGACGAACTGAGGGACGCCTTCTTCCTTGACAACGCTTTGTATTACGACAGTTCGGTCGCGGCGACCATCATCACCGGGCTGTGGCACCTCAACGGCGAGAACGTCAGCGCGCTGGCTGATGGCGTGCCGGTCCACAATCTGACCGTCATCAATGGCTCGGTCACGCTGCCGATCCCGGCCAAGAAGGTGCTGGTCGGCTACCGCTACAAGAGCCGCATCAGGACCCTGCATATCGAGGCGGGCGCGCAGGGCGGCACCGCGCAGGGACAGATCGGACGGGTGTTCGAAATCATCGCGCGCCTGCAAGACGCGGTCGGCGGCACCTACGGCACTGACCGGATGATGGCAGCCAACAGGCTGGACCCGATCCCCTACCGCAGCGCCGACGAGCCGCTGGAGACAGCGATCCCGATGTTCACCGGGGACATGGTGCTGGCGTTCGACGGGGAATGGGACCGTGACAGGTACATAGTGATAGAACACGACGAGCCGCTGCCGTTCACGCTGACGGCCTTGGTCGTCGGCCAACGAGTGTCGGGGTAGGCCATGTGCGTTGCAGCCATAGGCGTGATCGGGGCCGTCGTCGGCGCGGTCGGCAGCCTTGTCAGCGGCATGATGGCGGCGGCGGGCGCGCAGCAGCAGGCGCAGGCGCAGGCGCAGCAGGCGCAATACAACGCGGCGGTGGCGCGCAACAACGCCACGGCGGAGGCCTACAAGGGCGCGGAGAAGTCGCAGGACATTGCCATCAAGGGCGACTACGCGCTGGCGCACCAGCGCGCCGCCTTCGCTGGCGGCGGCGTGCAGGTCGGCACCGGCACTCCCGTGACGGTGTTCGGCGAGAGCGCGGGGCGCATCGAGGGCGACGTGCAGGCGGCGCAGTACAGCGGGCGCATCGAGGCGCAACGCTGGCAGGATCAAGCCGTGCTCAAGGAAATGGAGGCGATCAACGCGCGCAAGGCGGGGCAGATCGCCGCCACGGGCGCGATCATCGGCGGCATCACCGGAGCAGCCGGGGCATTCACCAAGGGCGGGGGCGGCGGGGGCGGACAAGCCCTGACGCTGTTTAGCTAATGGTTAAAGTTCCTATCTGGGAGCAGAACGTCAGCGACCTCGCGGGGGCGAGCAACACGCCGCACGCGACCGGCGAGAGTTTTGGCGAGCAGGTCGGCAGGGCGACGGCTGCCGCAGGCCGCGACATCGGGCATGGGCTGTCGCAACTCGGCGGCGCGCTCACTGAGCAGTACAACGAGCAGGAGGCGATCAAGGGCAAGACCGTGGTCAGCGACCACGAAACGGAAATGACGTTGAAGGAGGCCGAAATCCGGCGCAACACGCCGCCCGATCAGGCCTACACAATTCCCGACCAACTGGACAAGCTGCACACCGAAAGCTGGAACACAAAGCGGCAGGGCGTGTCTGGGAAATTCCAGACGCAGGCCGACGCCACCGTCCACAACTGGAACAACCGCAAGCGCATCGAGTGGCAGATACAGGCGCAGGGCGACAAGGACAAATACGTCGAACTCCAGATTGACGGCTCGGCGGAGAAGCATTCCGCCGCCGTGATGGCGGACCCGAACCAGCTAGGGGCGGCCACCGCCGCGCTCAAATCGACGGTCGAGGAAACCAACGTCAATTCCTTCGAGCAGCGCCGCATGAAGCTGAAGTACGGGCGGCAACTGTACGAGGCGGTCAACAAGGGCTTCGAGGATCGCGCGCGGGCGAACCCGCTGGACGACAGCATCATCCAGCAATGGGAGGCCTTCAAGAAGAACGGCGCGGACATCATCAGCAACCAGCTTGGCATTCAGGAACTGCCGCCATCGACCGGCGGGCCTGCGAACCCGTCGCGCGTCAAGCAGATCGACAAGACCTCGACGGGTCCGGTTATTGACGAGGTGGCGAAGGCGCACGGCGTCGATCCCGCCCGCATGAAGGTGGTGGCCTCCGTCGAGAGCAGCGGCAACGCGCGGGCGGTTACCGGCAAATACAAGGGCGTGTTCCAGCTTTCCGACGACGAGTTCAAGAAGTACGGGCCGCCGGGCGGCAACATCTTCGACGCCAAGGACAACGCGCTGGCGCAGGCGCGCAAGATGATTGCCGAGGATGCCGCCTTCACGAAGGCGAATGGCCGTCCGCCGACGGCGACCGAAAGCTACATGATCCACCAGCAGGGCGAAGGCGGCGCAGCGAACCACTACACGAACCCAGACCGGCCCGCGTGGCAGAATATGTACGCCACGCGCGAAGGCCGCGAGAAGGGCGCGGCATGGGCGAAGAAAGCAATCTGGGGCAACGTCCCCGACGATATGAAGGCGAAGTTCGGCAGCGTCGAGAACGTGACCAGCCGCGACTTCATCGCCATGTGGGACCAGAAGGTCACCGGGGGCAAGGGCGGCGAGCCGTCGCCCATGTCGGTGGTGCGCGTGCAGCGCGGTCAGGTCGAACCCGGCAACATCGACGTTTCCAAGCAGCCGCGCGTCAGGAACGCGGACGGCACGGTCAGCACGGTGCGCTCGGCTTCCTTCAGTCTGGAGGACGGCAAGAACGTGCTCATTCCGACCGTAGCGCACGACGGCAGCGGCATCCTGTCCGATCAGGCCGCGCTCGACCAGTTCCGCACCAGCGGCAAGCACCTCGGGGTGTTCGACAGTTCATCGGCGGCGGACGAGTACGCGCAGAGGCTGCACGAGAGCGAGGCCCGGTCAATCGCCTCGGGCGAAAAGGCCAAGCCGGTGCAGGTGGCGGGGGCCGAGGGGCTGGGCGGCACCAGCGCAGCGCCCTTGCTCGGGCAGACCCCGAAGGAAATGCGGCAGAGCGAAGAACATTGGGACGCGCGCATGCGCTCGGTGCAGGCCGAACGCGAGCGGCTTAGGACGCAGGTGCGCAAGGCCGCCGAGGACGACTTCAAGCAGGAAGAAATGGCAGCCAAGGCGCACGGGCAGGAAGGCGTCAACGGACGCTGGACCCCGCAGGCGGTGATGATGGTGTTCGGGCCGCATGACGGCACCCGGATTTTGGCGGAGCGCGAGGCGAACCTGTCGTACCACGGCAGCACGCAATGGGGGCCGGACACGACCCCGGAGCAGATGCAGCGCGATCTGGAAAAGCTGAACCCGCAATTCGTGGACCCGCAGGACCCAGCATTCTTGCAGCGCACAAAAAACTACCAAGAAGCCGCGCTCCTGATGACCAAGACCATCGAGGCCAACAACAAGCGCATCGCCCGCCTCGGGGTCGAGAAGATGAAGGAACTCACCGACGCCGCCTTCAGCGGCAAGGAGGTGACGCAGCAGATGATTGACGAGCGCAAGCAGTTCCTGTCCGATCACCAACTGCACACCGCCTATACCCTGCGCGACAAGCCGCCGACCCGCGACGATCCGGGGGCGATGATCCAACTGGAGAACGATGTCCGCGCGCAGCCGCCCGCCGAATTCAACGCGACCTTGCAGGCGGCCATCCGTAACCGCAGCATCGACGGCACCAAGGCGGGCGAACTGGCACGGCGCAACGCCGACGCTTGGCGGCAGGGCCTGAAGCCGCCGGTCGTTTCCGCGCGCGATCACATTCATGGCGTGCTCACTCCCGGCGTGGCGGGGCTGGAGGGCGAGGACGCCCGCAAGCGCATGGAACTGGCGCTGCGCGAATATGACGACTTCACCAACGACCCGGCCAACAAGCCGCTACTCGACAACCGGGCAGCCATGTTCAACAAGGCTGACGACATCATCCGGCGTGCGCGCGATGACACCGCCGCAGCGGTACGCGACCGGCTGCCGTTCTCGCGCTATTTCGATACCGGCAGCAAGACGCGCCGCGACATTGTCGAGGGCGACATCGACGCGGCGCAGGCCAAGCTGGATGCCGACGTGATAGCCAAAAGGGGAAACGTTGCTGACCTTTCCACCCAGCAGAACCTGATCAATCAGTGGCGCGATACGCTGCGCGAGGATCAGCGGCTGAAGAAGCAGCAGCAGCAGAAGGCCACGCAGCCCAATGCGCTGAAACCGGCGACCAAGGTGCCGCCGCCTGCTCCGAACGAGAACCCGCAGAAGATGTCGATCATCGTGCCGCCGCCGGGCGTGCCGCCGCCGGGAACCCGTCCGGCTCAAGACCAGATCGAGAAGCCGCCAGCGAGTGGTCCGAACCCAGACCAGAACGCCTACAAGCCCGAGGACGTGATGGGTGCGCGCCTTAATCAAATGCGGCAGGAGGACATCTGATGCCGCTCGGCGAACAGACGACAGACAACGTCTACTTGGAAAACACGCGCGAGCGCGGCGATCAGGCGCAGTTCCAGCGCCTGCTCGACGGCATGAAGCAGCGCGGCACCGCGCCGCCGGACGAGCCGCCGGAACCTGCGCAGCCGACGCCCGCGCATGATGAACAGTCGAGCCTGTTGCAACGGATCGGCAAGGGCACCGTGGCGGTCGGCAAGGACGTGGCCAAGGGTGCGCTGTCCGCGCCGGGGCAGGTGGCCGAGGGCTATTTCGACTTCTGGCGCAACGCCGGGTCCGCCGTGGGCGAGTTCGGCGACTGGCTGAACATGAACGCACCCGAGTGGCTGGTTGGCACCCCGGAAACGCAGGCGGCTGACAAGGCGAGGCGTCAGGAACTGACGAATGCCATCGCCGTCAATCAAGGGCGCGACCCGAACGACCCCAAGCAGATGGAGTTAACGGCGAAGAACGTGCTGGGCATCGGTGGCGAGGCCGACAGCGTGACCGGCGGCCTCATTCGTGACTTCACCAAGTTCATGGTGGGCTACAGGCCGTTCTCGAAGGCGCTGGCGGCGGCAGGGGTCGGCAGCGTGGCGGCAATGTCGGGGGCGGGCGGGCTGTCGATGTTCTTGGGCAACGACCCGGACAAGCCGAACCTTACCAACATGGTTGTGGAAAAGTTTCCCACACTCAAGGGTCCGGTATCTGAGTTCCTCGCGACCGACCCGAACGACAACGCAGCCGTAAACCGGCTGCGCAATGCGGTGGAAGGCGTGGCGACGGGCGTGGTGGCGGAGGGCATCCTGCGCGGCATCGTGGCCTCGGCCAAGTTCACCCGCTCGATGCTAAAGGCAAAGGGCGCGCAGCAGGCTGGCATCCCCGGCGCGCCAGCGGACGCGGCTGCGGCTGACGCAGCGCGTCATGCCGACGACTTCGTGTCCAAGGCGACCGGCGGAGTTTCCCCTGACGCGCCCGCGCTCTCGGTATCGGTGGGCGCTCCAGCGGAGGGGTCGGCGACCGGCGTGCCTTTGAGCACTTCCTTGACCGTCGCGCCTCCCGGCACCCAAGCGCGACCATCCCAGCTTTCGACCCTGCCGCCACCATCAGAAGTCTCGATCAGCCGGACGATGCCGCCGTCCACGAGGACGGGGCCTGACATCACGCGGACAAAAGAGCCACTACCGGGCTGGGACGAATTCACCATTGGACGACCTTCAAGTGTTGCGGGGAAGCCCATCTGGCAGGGCACCGCCGATCATCGTGCCATTATAGCAGAGGCGAATAAAAATGTCGAAGGGCTAAAAGCCGATTTGGCGCAGGTGGTTGACGGGGTCGAGGGCGCGCGGGTGTTCGGAGCGCGGGCGAAGGAACTCAAGGGGGTCGAGAACAAGATCGCCACAGGGAGGCCACCGGAGGCGATTGGCGACTACCTTGGGGGCCGCATTCATGTGGACAGCCCGCAGGCCGCCAGCGACGTGCTGGCGCGGCTGGAGGACAGGTTCGGCAAGCTGCTCAACGTGGACGACAAGATCGCCAACCCGCAATACGGCTACCGGGCCATCCATGCGCAGGTCGAAATGCGGCCCGGCCTGACCGCCGAAATCCAGATCGTGCCGAAGGAAATCGGTGCTGTGCAGGAGAAGCTGCACAATCTGTACGACACCATCAAGCGGGTCGATAAATCGACGCTTGACGAGGCAGGCAAGGCCGAGGTGGACCGCGTCACCAAGCAGGTGGCGGACGGCTTCGAAGAAGCATGGGCAAAGCAGCATTGGCCGGGGCCGGAAGCGGCGGCCAAGGAGGCGAAGCTGCGCGCGGAGTTCGGCCCTTCGGTGCCGGGTCAGGTCACCGCCAAGGCCATCGGCGAGAAGGTCCGCGAGACTGCCAAGGCGGTCAAGCTGTCGGACCTCAACACGAATATAACTTGGGAGAACATCGACAAGGCCAACATTCCCGGCGTGATCGGCGACCTCGCGGAGCAGATCAAGCCGAACATCAGCGAGGCCAAGCGGGGCGTGCTGACGCTGGCGGCGCAGAAGGACATGGCCGAGGCGCTCAACATGACGCACGACCT